GATCAAACTCGCCCGAGAAGATCACCTCTTGCGGAATGACTTCCCAGCCGGCGCTAATGGGAAACGCAAACACCTGAGAAAAGTATCCTGCGGAGCGCCTCGCTCCCAGGGCTTCGCCAGCGTCGTACCATGTCTGCTCGCGAACGTTAAACACAATTGCGTCGGTACACTCCGTGGCGTTACCTCGGGGATAGAACCACCAGATCTCCCCGTACCGCGGAACCTTCGTCGCCCAGACCTTCTGCCTCTGACTGTAGTTCAGGTTGTCAAAGAAGTAGTTCTGGTTCATGTCGTTCGGGATCTCTTTGACCGTGCCGTTGTATAGCAAAAACCTATCAACGCCGATCCAGTAATAGATTCCGTCATACTCAATCGCACACTGTGACGACAAGATTGAGGTCTGACTCGAGATGATGTCGTACCGCCAAAATTGTGGCGGCGAACCGGCTCCGCCGATGTAGGACACGCGAATCAGGCTATCAACGCTCCAGAAGAGCCCAGAAGGCGCGTTTGAACCGCCCCTGACCGGTAACCCTTGGACGACCTTCCCTGTCGCTACATTGACCTCGTTTGCGTCCGCAGAGACCCAGTCTGTTGGATCACCAGCCGAGCAGTTCTTAATCAGCCCCGCATCCCCGTAGACGAACACATACGGATGCAGCGACACCACCCCGCCAGAGACCGAAACGTTGTTGTTAAATGTTGCGGTGATTGTCGCCGTTGCAGAGGCGTTTTGTGACATCGTCACGGTCGTGCCAACGTTGGATACAACAGTCGTGCCAGCCGGAATGCCCGCTCCGGTGATTGTCTGTCCTGGCCCGATCTTCGGGTTGGCCGCGCCTAGCGTCAACGTCGCAAGACCTGTCGTTGTTCCAACGCTTGCAGTAAACACACCAATCTGACTCATCGACGTGCCGCTAATGTCGCCAATCAGCACTGGCGTATTGATGGTCTCGTCGATAGCCGCAAGGTTTTGCCCTGGATGCGCCAACAAGTTATTGATGCCGCCTGTGACGCTGTAGAACCCGTCAAACTGCCACAGGTTGTTGGGCGATGCGGTGAAGTCGTTCAACGTAAAGTCTGAGAACCCCGCGCCAATCCCGTTGTCATCAATAGTCAACGACTGAAGGCCGTCAGAATAGCCAGAAAAAATAGTGATAAAACCGTTGATGCTGTTGACCCAAATGCCTCGCGACGGGCCAGTCAATTGATTTGAGATCACTCGATAGCCAAGCATCTTCCTTGGCCGACCACGCTGGAATCGCACCCAACGCCCGTCGTTGTAGAACATCTTGTCAAACAGCGTGCCGTCTCGCTGAATGCCAGCCTTCGTATCGAGTGCAAAAACCTTCTGCGTCATCAGAACGTCCCGCCACTGACACCCAGGCTGAAGGTGCCCGTACCTGTGATGACTACGCCGGCATTCGTTGCCCGCAGCCGCTGCGTGCCGTTTACGCTGATCCCAAACTGATTGGTCGATGGCCGGTAAATGCCCGTGTTCGTTTCCGCGCTAAAGTTCAACGCCGGAGATCCTGCGGTTCCATCTCCCAACGAGATGCTAGTTGTTCCGGCAAGGACCGTGGAAGCATTCAGCATGTTGACTGAATCACATACCAGAATGGCTTGCTGTCCCGCAGGAATGGTCGCCGTACCTGACCCCGCGATATTTGTCGTAAACGTGATGCTGTAACCTGCCCCCGTGCCATCCGTCTGATTGGAGATGTAATAGACCTGGATGGTAGGCGGAAGAATTACCGTGACGTTGCCGCTCAACGTGCCCGTGTACTTCTGAACGACGTTTGCGGCTTCTGCGCTGGACAACGTGTAGTTTCCAGACACCACCGCCTTGGTGAGCTGCGTAAAGTTGAATTGCGAGGTTTTGCCAAGGCCAACCGTGAAGTACGTTGCACCAGAGCAGACGATGAACGCTGAGTCCGCGGGCTGCAACGAAATACTCGAGGACCCGTTGATCAACCCAGATGCCGGAGATACCGTAAGCGTCCCCGTACCGCCGTTGCGCAACATCATGAACCAGTCGTTGCCGATCGTTGTCGGAGCCGTCAGCGTCAAGGTTCCTGCACCGCCGGTCCACAGATACGATGACGCACGATCTGATGCCAACGCGGTGTAATTTGAGGAAAACGTTGTCACCGAATACGCTTGATTGAGCGTGGAAGCGATGGCTTTGAGACCATAGCCTGCCAACGTTGCCGCATCAGCGTTGCTCGTTCCAACTCCGAATGCGATGTTGCCCCAGGTGCCTGCGGTCGTCGCGTTCGTCGTAATGTAGATGTACTTGGCTTGGCCGGCGGTCACACTAATGATCGTGTTGCCGTCGTAGTCCGTCACCGTGAAGGCCGTGCCTCCAACGTTGCGAATCAGCGCATCTTGTCCGACCGACGCCTGATTGGCTGGCGGCATCTTTAGCTTCAAGCCGCCAGCGGTCGCCGTGACGTTCATGATCCTGGCAGCAGGATTGTCCGTCGGGCTTCCGTTGATCGGCCACTCAAGTTGCGAGTCAGCCGACAGCGTAATCGCTCGGAACGATACGTCCGTTGGTTGTATGACGTTGCCAGTGAAGGGTGAATTGAAGCTCATGAATCCCTCGCCATGGTTTGCCTATCCCCGATCCGCGCAACGTCCTCGGTCTTCAGTACGTCCATGATCTGTTGATACTGGCTTTGCCACATCCCCATCCGCTCATCGTTTTTGAGGAATGGCATCGCCTGTAACAATGACCCGTACAACATCGCTTGCGGAGCGTATTCGGTAAACCAGTTGGTCTGATTGGTCGAATCCAGCGGCTGCACGCGCTCGTAATACAGCACCTCATACGAATACGCCGCCGCCGGCGTCGGTGCAACCAGCCAGTGCGTGTAGTCGTAGTCACAGTAATACTTGGGCACGTCTTCGTCTGTCACCTCCGGCCAATACTCCCGCAGGTACTCGTACTTGCGAAGCAACACCGGAAACTTCTGCCCGTTCACCGTGACGTTCATTGACACGGTTTTGCGCCACCGCGCCGGCTTGTCAATCACCGGCTGGCCTTGGATCATCGTGCTTTCTGCAACCGTCAGGTTGCCCAGGAACTTGAGCTCGGCAGCAATCACTTGCTCCGCAAGCATGATGAACTGCGGAATCTTCTCGATGGTGGCTTGGTCGGTACGCTCGAGATAGGTTTGTATGTCGTTGACCAACGAGTCATACGTCATTACGGCAGCGACTGTCATCACCACACCTTTTTCTTGATTGACTCAGGCTGCGGGACGTACTGCTTACCTTGCCGCGTCCCCTCACGCTTGGCGCGTGTCGTAGCGGCGTACTCCGAAGCGGTTAGCTTCTCTCGAGCCTGCCGGGGGAGGTAGCGCTCACCCGTAGCTTTTGGACCCTGCGTAGACGGCTTTCCAGACCGGGTGCCCCAGTCCTCCTTCGTCCACTTTGTAAGAGAATTATCGGCTTTTTTAGGCCCTTTGTAACCCCCGCCAGAGGCTTTGTATCTCTGGGTGGCTAACTGCGCCTTCCTGGCGCTCCATTGGCCCGGCTTGCCGCCTTTGCTGCTCGCTTTGACAGAGGAAACAATCCGTTTCCACTTGCCAGGATCAGACTTGACCGCGGAACTCATCTTTTCTGCTCTTTAAGTTCAGCCGCCAACACTTCCGTCTTCTCCTTGCTGCTTGCGCTCGACCCGAGGAAAAAGTTCAGGATGGTGGCAACGACAGTGCCCAGAAGGAACCCGAGGATCGTATCCGCAAACCTCACATTCGTTTCCGGGATGTTGGTAAACGTGATCAGAAAGATGTACATCACGGCAGTGATCGACCAGAACGTCGCCAAGTACATGACGTATCGCTTGGCAAACGTATCATTTTGCTGCAACGCTGCTACCTGCATGGCTCGAGCATCAGCCGTGTTCTTGTTTGCCTGCTCGATTTTGAACTCTTCATGCTTCTGAGCCGCTTCCCGCAGGGCTTTCACCTCCTCCGGGTTCATGTCAGGCTTTAGCTCGATGCCGGTCTTTTCCTGCACGTAGTCCAGACCCTTATCGACGACTGCCTGGGCAACCTTTGGCAGGTTGTTGGAGATCAGACCCGATACGATGCTTGCGATAAGAGGAGCCACTTACTTCTCCGTTGTAATGATGTCATCGCCCTTAGTCACAGTGACCCGCCCTTCGGTAACTTCAACCTTCATGGGCGGTTCTTGACGATTAAGCTTGTCAAGCTTATCAATCAACGTCTGGATGACCTGGAACTCGGGCTTTTCCTGCTTCGGAGTCGCACCAGCGATGCCGTTCAACATAGAGATCAACGCCGTCAACGAAGCACCTAGCAGCCCCATCACAGCAGCAATCTTGTCGGACTCTAAGTACAGGCTCGAAACAACCCCGATGATGACAATCAACGTGATGTAAAAGAGACCGTGCTTGCCAATAGCTTTGCCGGCCACTTCTTTCGCAGGCGCTTGAGCGTCCAGCCGGCGTAGTTCTACTTCCGCCTCGGCTTTAAGCTTTGCGATCTCCTGCCGCAGCGTATTCACTTATGCCTCCAGAAGGCTCGCAATACGTCTAGCCCAGCCTTTTGAGAACGACGGCCAGCCAAACATGTCCGTCATTGCACGAAGCCGTCTAGCCAACATCTTCCGAAGCAGACCATCAGGATTGACTTCATGGAGCGCAGCCAAGGTCTTCGGGCCGAGGACACCATCAGGATTTGCTCCAACAGACTGCTGCAACCAGCGCACCGCAGTCCCAACACCACTATTCACCGCGGCATCAAAGACCGCATACCGTATCAATGCAGGCAGTTCGTCTGCACGCACCGCGTCCCAGTATGACTTTTTATAGATTGACTTCGCTACATCAGTCGGCATGTCTTTCATCGGGCCGTCGTAGCAATGCTCTCGTGCTACCGCAATCGTGATGCCCCACATCGTCTCGCCACCCGGATCATTTGGATGGTTTGAGTACGACCCCTCGTGGCCCAAAAGCGTATGAAAGGCAGTGTCAAAGTTCATTTGTCGGCCTTGTTGTCAAGCTTGTTGAAGATCTGCTTGCAGATGTCCTTCAGCTCGTCAATGTCGCGGTGATACTCGCTTTTCGTCACATAGGTATGCGGCATGTCGCGCACGTCCGCATCCAGGCGCTCAATCGCCTTCGTGATGTTGTTCAACACCCAGCCGCCAAAGAACGCCGCGATGCCAACAATGACGTTAAACACAACCTGCACATCCATGCCTATGCTCCAGGGTCTTGTGCCGGGGGCTGAAGTTGTTCGAGCGACTGCGTGCGGATCTTGTTGAACAGATCCAGCACATCGCCGAGAGGTAGCTTACTGATACCTAGCAAGGCCAAGTCGATCTCTTTGACCGTC